GCCCGCTTGGCGATTTTGCGGGGTTCGGGCACGTCCGTCCACATGTAGGCGTTGCGGATGTTGATGCCGCGCTTGACGATGGTGTTGTAGGTGGCCAGGCGCCGCGAGCGGATGGAGTGCTCTTTGATGACGCTCAGGGGCACGAGGTCGGAGGCGCGTCCGGAGGGGTCGTACCAGCCGACGTCCTCCTTCATGAAGGATGCTCGGGTCAGGGCGTCGGCGGTGTCGGAGAACGCCCGGGCGGCGGACTCCATAGCCGCTTCGACACGCCTGTCGGTCCCGAACCGCTCCAGCCACCGGATGACGCCCACGGCCCCTCCTTGTTCCTCTTCCCGCCTTGTTTGTTCCGCGGCTATACTATCTCGTCACGCCGGGGCGAAGGACCAGGCCTCGTTGCCCCACTCGTCGATGATCAGGCTCTCGTCGACATGGGGGCCCTCGTCCAGGTCGAGGTCGAGCAGCTTCTCCGGTCCGCCGCCGTCGATGATCTCGGCGGGCATGGAGGCGTAGCAGATGGCGTCGATGGTGTCGGGCGAGGATTCGCCGCGCCTCTTGAGCGAGTCCTTGGATTCGATGAGCAGTGCCGTGCCCCGATACTCGTACTTGATGGTGCGGAACTCGTCGTACAGGCCCCGCGTGCGCTCGTCGGAGGTGTCCTCCGGGGGGATGGCCAGGGCTCCCTCGTTGATGAGCTCGGAGACGGAGTCGTACATGGCGGCACGGAAGTTGTACCACTTGAGCTTGTTGGGCGACGCAGCATTGCCGACGATCCAGCGCACGAGGGTGCCTTCGGGCAGGTGGTTGTCGAGGACGGCCTGCACGCCCCGGCCCACGCCGACGGCGTCGATGCGGATCTCGTCGACACCGCCCAGTTCCTTGACTCGCTGCCCGATGAGCCTGGCGAGCTTGTTGCCGTCGTAGCCCTTGACCTTGTCGAGGATCGACACGCGCCCGCCCCGGTTGAGGACGATGACGGAGTAGTCGCCGGTGATGGACAGGCCGACGTCGACGCCGAGCACCCTCCGTTCGTCCTTCTCCTCGAAGTCTGCATACTCATTCATCGACACGAGCACTCGTCCGAGGTTGAACAGGCCGTCCTCGCCGACGTCGGGGAACCGTGCGAGGACCTTGGCCTGCCAGCGGGGGTCGGTTTCGCCCCAGCGCACACGGGCGTCCTCGACCCACTCCTTCTGGAGGAGGTTGGCGCGGGCCCGCTCGGGCACGTCCTCGCCGGTGAAGTTGGGGGTGTCGAAGGCCGACACCGTGATCAGATTCCAGCGACGGTCCTCGGGGGCCTTCTTGGATTCCTCACGCCAGACCTTGGCCATGTAGGAGTTGGGGTCGTCGGGGTTGGCGATGGCGAGGATGCGAGCGTTGGCGTTGGTGGTGATGGCTTCGACGGAGGTGAAGATCGACTCGGGCACGCCCCCGGCCTCGTCGACGACGACGAGCACGTTGGTGGCGTGGATGCCCTGGAAGGTGGATTCATCGTAGTCGCTGGGCTTGCGCCCGAAGGCGGTGGGGGTCTTGTATCCGGGGAAGGTCCATGACGCCTTGGCCGTGATGTTGCCGGGCATTCCGGCCTTGACGCGGACTTCGTCGACGTAGCCCCACATGACGTTGGCGACCTGGTTCCAGGAGGGAGCGGTGGTGATGACACGGGTTTCGGTGGGTGCTACACTTTTTGTATCTAACCACCAACCGATGAGCCTGGAGGCTAGGTGCGAGTTGTGCGTGGGCACCAGGTCCCGCCCGGTGAGGTACAGGTGCGAAGGACCCTCGACCTCGATGCACACGGTGTCTCCGACGCCGACGTACTCGCACTTCTCGATGGTCCGCTGTGTCGGCCGACTGGTCCGCGCCCCCTTGAAGCCCTCTCGCTTGCGCGCCAGGCGGAAGGGCTCCCACCCAACGGGGGTGAAGTTCAGGCGCCAACGGGTACCCGTCTGGCGTCCGTAGAGCTTGGCGGCGCAGGATCGGCCCTGCACACTCGTCCCCAGGCTCCTGATGAGCTCTCTCAGCCCCTTGGCCAGACGCTCGTTGCACAGGTCGATCCCGACAGAGCCCCCGTTCTGGGCCACGAACCCGTCGGAGTCGAGAAGCCCCTGCACCACGGCGAGACGGTACTCCAGGGGGGCCCGCTGGACCGCCTCCGGAATGTGCTTGTCCTCCAGGACCCCAACATCTCGCAGTTTGAGCCTCAGCAGCCGTGGGGTCGCCGCCACGCCATGCTCGCTCGCCTGCTTGCGCATCGGCAGCAGGGGGTGTCCGGCTCGTTCGCATTCGGCTGCCAGATGGTCTCCGTCCCTGTCGTCGAACGTGATCGCCCCGGCTCCCCTGGTGCCATCGCCGAGCCAGTAGCCCAGGAGGTAGGGGTCGATGCCGAGGGCACCGCCTGTGGTGTGGAGGGGGCGAGCCACGGGGACCCTGTAGGCGAGCTGTCCGGCATTGGTGCGCAGGTGCGCGGCGATGTACTGGGTCTCGACACGCCCCGAGGCGTGCCAGTAATCCCTCCAATCCTGAACCTTCCGGGGCCTGCGGTTCAGGTAGATGGCTTCCCACTCATGCGCCCCGTCGAACACGCCCGCCGCCCCGTCGTGGAACTCGACACGGTAGTGGGGCCTGCCCGGCCAGGTCTTCTTGGCGACGACCGCGACGGGTCGGCCGTTCTCGTTGAAGACCCGGTCCCCGACCTGCACGGTGCCGTATGTCTTCCACCCTTCCGTGGTGAGCAGGGGGGTGTCCGCACTCGCCCCCTTGCCTGCGGAGTGACAAGAAGCCACCATCGTCCGCTTGTTCTCCACAACAGAGCGGACAATCTCCCGCTGCTTGGACCACAGGAACTCGCCCAGCCGCTCCTCCACCCAGGCCACCGGATCCCTCGACAGACGCTCCGCCCGGGCGCCCTCACCGAACGAGGCGGCGACAGCCCGAAAATCCAGAACTGGTGTCATGTCGCTCAGAGCTCCATCGGGGCCGTGGCCTCAAGGATCTGCGCACTGGCCTGCGTGGCCTGGGCAAGCCACTCCTCCCGCTTGGCCTCCAGCTCCTCGCGTCCCGCAATCGTGAGCATGGGTCGAAGCCTGGCCTCCATGGCCTCGACGACGGAGCGGGTGAAGGAGACGATGACTTCCACCTGCCGCTCCTCGATGACCCGCACCTCGGTCTGGATCCGGGTCTTCTTCAGGCCCATCAGCTCGCTCGTCTGGTCGATGGCCTTGAGAATGGAGTCGAAGTACTTGGGATCGCCCTCGGGGTTTGCCAGGAGCGCGGACTGCACGCGGGCGTCGAGCATGCCCAGCACCCGGTCGAGCCGGGCCAGCTGCTTCATGAGGCGGGCGTGCTCGGAGAGCATGGCCTGCCCCGTGTAGTACTCCTCCTCGATGCGGAAGACCTGCGCTTCGCTCAGCCCCGCCTGGTGGGCGACATCGCCGCGGGTGCCGCCCTTGACGAGGGCGTTGATGACGAGGTTCCGCTTGGCCTCGTCGACCTGCCCCTCGGTCACTCTCGTCCGGGCGATGACGCCCTCGGTGGGGGGCGGTGCGTCGACGACGCGCCTAATAGCGGCCCGCCCGTTCGATGGCGTCTTCGCGGGCCTGGACTGCGACCCGGTCCGCCGTGGCCTGGAGCTCGGTGAGGAATCCACTAAGCCTTTCATCGTCCACCTTCCCCTTCCAGTGAACCCCGGCGATGAGGCCGAGGGTGAGTCCTGTGAGCAGCGCTATGATCGCGACGGCGGCGAGCATCAGGAGGAGTCCCCGTTCCGTTCGACTCCTGCGCCTGCTTGTCTTAACGTGTCGCCCATACCCCGAGTATAGGGTAGCCCCCGGCACCGTCCGCTGGT